GAGAACAGCGTTTGTATTCTGAACAAGAAATTCCAAACTTAATGCAACAAGCTGGCATATCTATGTTAAAACTTAAGAACGGAGAGTCCGTTGAAGTTAAACCTATGTATGCTGCAAAAATTCCTGTATCTAGACAAGATGAGGCTTATAATTGGCTTCGTATGAAAGGGTTTGGGAGTTTAATAAAAAATAATGTCACTCTTACTTTTGGAAAAGATGAAGATAAAACTGCTACAGCAATTTTTGAAGATCTGAAAAGTAAAGGACATAATGTAATTCAAAAAGCAAAAGTGGAACCACAAACCTTAAAAGCATTTGCAAAAGAGCAAATTCAAAATGGTCAAGAGATTCCTATGGATCTTTTTGGAGTATATGTTGCTAACAAAACAATCATTAAAGAAAAGGAGAAAAACTAATGAATGAAGTCGCAATGAAAAAAAAACAAGCAGTCGGTGCAGTTTCTGCACTTGAAGAGTTTGCAGGTCAGGGATCTGAGTATGTTACAGCTAAAGATACTAAGTTACCTATCTTAAAACTTATTGGTGCAAATTCACCATTCACTAATCCACAAGATGCGAAGTATAACGAAAAAGCTAAAGTGGGCGATATTTATAATGAAATTACAGGAAGATTGTACAAGGGATCTGAAGGTGTTTTTGTTGTGCCTTGTCTTTATGTAAATACATTTAATGAGTGGGCAGATAGAGGCGCGAGTCCGGGTAGACCTGTTCAAATACATAGAGATCAATCAATCTTACGTCAAACATCTAGGGGTGATGATGGAAAAGATAGATTAGATAATGGTAATTATGTTGAGGATACAGGTAATCATTTTGTTTACATACTTGACAAAAACTACAAACCTCTTGAACAAGCATTAATCACGATGAAATCAACACAAAAGAAAAAATCTAAACTTTGGAATTCTATGATACAAAGTAGAAGATTAGAAGGTAAAAAAGGTTTTTTTACTCCACCTTCGTGGGCTACTGTGTATTTGTTAAAGTCAGTTCAAGAATCTAATAGTAAAGGCACATGGCCGGGTTGGTCAATCACTTTTGATTCTTTTTTAAATAAACCGGAAAATCAGAAAACCTGTGAATTAACTAAGGATTTCTATAAAAATGCGATGGAATCTGATATTTTTGGTAAAGTAGAGTTTGATTCTAAACCACAAGAGAATCAAGTAGAAGAAAAAGAAGAAGACACTCCTTTTTAGATGCATCAAAAACTCTTTGATCTTTTCAAAGGAGACACTAGTCGTTATCTCAAGTCCTCTCTCACGGGAGAGGACGATGAGAGAGGCAAGAGGTCTGCTTCGTATACCACTGTCCACGAACCAGTGACCAGCGACATATGGAAGTTGCATTTAGAGGGTAAACTTAGATTGGGTTTAAGACCTGAGATAAACGACAAATGTAGATGGGCCTGTATTGATGTGGATCCTAGTAATTATAAAAGTTATTCTGAAAAAAAATATGTTGAAATTATTAAAAAATATAAATTACCTTTTGTGCCCGTCAAATCAAAATCGGGTGGCTTACATATATTTGTATTCTTTAATGATTTAGCTGATAATAAACAAGTATTAAAAAAACTATCAGAAATAAATAATCAATTCTTTTTAGCACAAGAAATTTTTCCTTGTAATAAGGCTGTTAATATGCCTTACCATAATGTAAACGCTTCAATGGAGTTTGCCTTTGATGATAACAATACACCTGTATTAGTTGGTAGATTTATTGAATTAGTAAACCAAAAGATAATAAAGCCTGAGGACTTTTATAATTTAAAGGTTGAAGAGTATGAGGCAGAATCACAATGGTCAAATTACCCGCCTTGTGTTCAAAAATTAATACAAGAGGGTTGGAGTGGCAATAATAGAAATAATTTTTTATTTAATGTGTTAGTTCTTGAGGCAAAAAAAGATCAGTCTCTATCTGTGCAGCAACTTGAACAAATTGCTATTAACAGAAACAATCAAATATTTACTAAACCTTTACCTGCATCTGAGGTTATAGCGCTGGCGAAGTCTGTATCTAAGGGTGGTTACACTTTTCAATGTCCACCAAAACACCCGGAATATCAACCTATCTGTAACAAAGATTTATGTAAAACAAGAAGTTTAGGTATAGGTGATTCTATTCCTGATATTATTGATCAGTTCGACAATGTTAAATATATTCAAGATACAAAAAATATTTGGTATATGTTTGATTATAAAGGCCAGCATATCACAGTGACTCCAGAGGACATGAAGGATGAAAAATCTTTTAGAGTAAGACTTCTCAAACACAAAGTTTATTGGTTGACTTTACCTAAACCAAGAAAAGGTCCAAGTCCGTTTGAATTATTAATGAAGGGTATTGTTGATCAAGCTGAAGAAAGTGTCGAACATATGTACTCTGATACTTTAGAGGAGGAAAGATATTCTGTATTAAAGGACTTTTTTGAATCACATATTGAACAAGATAAGTTTAATAAACTTAAAGATGGGTATGTGGTTTTAGACAGCAAGTCTAATTTATGTTATTTTAAAAAACTAACTTTAGATAAATTTTTAAAAAAGAATGCAGCTAGGGTATTTAACACAACCGCAGATGCATTAAGATTATTAAACTGTAAGAGAAAGGATTATCACGAAGGTGAAAAGAACATTTGGTCTGTTGAAATGCCTGAGTTTGTAAATCATCAAGCGATAAGAACAAAACCAAAAGAAACAACGAGTGAAATGGATGACAGTTACCACACAAATAAATTCAGATCTCCAAAAGCATCGGAGAATATACAAGAAGACAATTAAAATATTTGGTCCGCCTGGAACAGGTAAGACACATACTTTAATTGAAAAGGTCTTGAAGGGACACCTTAACAAAGGTGTACATCCTAAAGATATAGCCTTTATCTCTTTTACAAATAAAGCAGTGGATACAGCACGGGACAGAGCTCTTGCGACGTTTACTCAATACACTTTTGATGACTTTCAAAGATTTAAAACATTACACAAGTATTGTCGTAGGTACTTTGAAGAAGAGGTTTTTGATCCAAAAAACTGTATGCTTGATTATGCTTTACAGGCTACAATAATTAAAACATCCGACGCGCGTCTGTCTGATGATAATTTTACTTATAAAGATTGGTCACTAGGAGTGTATGACAAAGCGAGAAACATGCTACAAGATCCACGGATCATTTATAAACAAGAGTCTTACAAACGAGATAGCCTTGATATATTTTTACGTAAGATTGATACTTATGAAAGATACAAGAAAGAATCTTTTATTGATTTTACCGATATGATAGAGAGAACTATTGATGAAGTTGATTTTCCTCCATTAGAAGTTTTAATATTAGATGAAGCTCAAGACTTTACACCACTACAATGGTCAGTGTTGTACAAGATGGCAGATAAAGCCAAACGAATTTATCTTGCTGGTGATGACGATCAAGGTATCTACAGATGGAACGGAGCTGACCCTAAATATTTCACAAAATATTTTCCAGGTCGTAAAGTAGTGCTTAGAAAAACAAGAAGATTTGGTGAAGCCATACATCATTTCTCACAAATAATAAGAAGGGGTATATTGGATAGCGTGGAAAAAGAATATGAGGCGTTGGAAAAAGATGGTGTAGTTAAACGATATTTGAGTTTTAACGAAATACCTGTTGGAAAACTACCAGGAACTTGGTATATTTTGGGTAGAGTTAACACAACAGTTAATGAACTTAGAATGAGTGCTAAAGACGCAGGACTATACTATGCCGACAATAAAGGAACACGATCGTTTGACAGCTCACAGTGGGCGGCCATACGAGCTTGGACGCAAGTTTCCAAAGGTAAAAAGATTGACAAAAAAAGAGCTGAAACAATGTTTAAATACATTCGTCAACTCAAAGACTTAAGTTACAGACGTGACAAGTTTTGGAGTGACCTGCCTGATTATCAAGAGTATGATTTTAAAGGTTTAAAAGACTGGTGTGGTTTGGATTTACCAGATGAAGATCAAAGTAAACCTTGGTGGGAGATATTGCAACGTAATTTTAAACCGGAACAAGTAACATATTTTATTAGACTATTAAAACGTTATGGTCAAAAACAATTGAACGCTGAACCACAAATAGTTATTGATACAATACATTCTGTTAAGGGTGGTGAAGCTGATAATGTATTAATATATTCAAAAACAAATTGGCCTTCTGCTTTTAAAAATAAAAATGTTGAAGAACAATCTGATGAAAAGAGAGTGTATTACACAGGGGTTACAAGGGCAAAAAACACTTTACATATTTTATCCACAGACTATAAATATAACTATCCAATAGGCATGGATTACTTAGTATACTTACAGGAGAAAAGATGAGTCCTTATTTTGAAGAATTAAAAGTCGGACAATTTTATAGCCCTGAATTACAGAATGTAGTTTTTAATCCTAACACAAGTTGGGTAAAATATTTTAATTTTACAGCAACGTCAATTCCTTTAAACATTTTGTTTGCAGATGATTTTTATATTTGGCTATATGGTAGACATAAATATAAAGCTGGTGTTTTAAAAATGGAAGATAAAACAATTTACAATTGGCACAGGGATTCAAACAGGGGTGTATGTATAAACTCTCTAATTATGACACCAAACGAATCACACACATTTTTTAGAGAATATAATGATGTAAATCACTCTCTTATAGAGCTACAATATTACCCTGGAAGTAGATTCATATTTAACAACCAAAAAGATCACATGGTTATTAATTATAATGGCATAAGAATGATGCTAACAATCGAGTTTGAAGAAGACAAAAACAAATTAAACTATCTAAACTTATTAGATGAAATAAAAAGAGATTATTTACATGAAAAATAATTTATGGACACGAGGTGGTCAATACTACACAGTGTTTAAAATACAACCATCGCAATTTATTAATGAAAACAAAATACTTTTTGCTGAAGGCAACATTATTAAGTACGTGTGTAGACACAAAGGCAAGGGTGGTAAGGAAGATCTCGAGAAAGCAAAACATTATATAGACATGATAATAGAAAGAGATTACAAGGATGACTAGCTTACAACTTACATTTAATTTTAAACAGCACATTTGGTCTAGCCCATCTGAGTACAAAGATCTTACTCAAGCAAAAGAGATAGCTATTGATTTAGAAACAAGAGATGATGGTATTAATGATGGCTTAGGTGCAGGTTGGGCTTTGGGTAAAGGTGAGATCATAGGTTTTGCTGTTGCAACTGAGGGTTATCAAGCTTATTACCCTTTTGGTCATTTTGGTGGTGGCAATTTAATAAAGGAACAAGTATTGAAATATATGCATGATGTGTGTGCTTTGCCTTGCACGAAAATATTTCACAACGCACAATACGATGTTGGATGGTTGCGTGCCTATGGTATAGATGTAAAAGGTGACATCGTAGATACTATGATTGCAGGTGCCTTAATAGATGAGAATAGATACACTTATAAACTAAACGCGCTGGCTAGAGATTATTTAGGTGAGTTGAAAGCAGAGACTGATCTAGTAGAGGCTGCTAAAGCGCACGGGGTAGATCCTAAAATGGAAATGTGGAAACTACCAGCTGAGCATGTTGGATATTATGCGGAACAAGATGCACGGCTCACGTATCTTTTATGGCAACGTTTTAAACATGAGATTAATAAACAAAATTTAGAAACTATTTGGCAATTAGAGAAAAAACTTTTGCCGATATTAATAAGTATGAGGGAAAAAGGTATAAGGGTTGATGCAGAAAGCGCTGAAACTTTACGCAAAAATTTCATAGAAAAAGAAAAACTGATTCTACACGAAATAAAAAAACTTACAAATCAGGACATTGATATTTGGAATGCAAGACAGATAGGTTTTGCTTTTGATAAGCTAGGTATAGATTACCCAAAAACACCAAAATCAGGCGAGCCAAGTTTTACACAAAATTGGTTAGTGAATAGTGAACATCCCATATCTAAACACATTGTCAATGCAAGAGAAATAAATAAATTTCACAACACTTTTTTAAATTCAATTATGAAATATGAACACAAAGGCAGAATACACGGGGAGATAAACCAGCTGCGATCTGATACAGGTGGCACTGTAAGTGGACGCCTTTCAATGTCTAACCCTAATTTACAACAGCTGCCAGCTCGAAACAAAGAATTTGGTCCTTTAATTAGAGGTTTATTTTTACCTGAAGAAGGTTGTCAATGGGGTAGCCC